TGCCGGTCGAGGACTAGCGTTTCGCCTGCTCGTTGATGGTCTGGTCCTTCGCCCTGCTGCTGGCGGTGGTGCCGAGCCAGTACTGCACGGCGCTGGCGAAGGCCGCCAGCAAGGCGCCGAGCACCATGCCTTTCTGGCCGGCGTCGAGCGTGTCGCTGCCCAGCAATTCGTAGAACATCAGGCCGCCTCCAATGATGATGGCGAGCGTGATGGCGGCGACGACGAAGCCGGCGCCCATTTGGCGCCAGGCCGGCCCTTCGGACGTTGCGAGCAGCGCGAAGTCGCGGGCGGACTTGCGCTCGCGGCTGTCGAATTCCAGCGCCGGCGCGATGTCGCTCCACTGCTCGGCGGCGCGGGCCACGAAGGCGGTGCGCGTCTGCGGGTTGGCGCGCACCTGGTCGACGGCCTGCTGCTCGTTGACCGCGCCCGGCGCCACCTGCTGCGCGATCTGGAGCAGCGTGGCGCCGATCTTGTCGACCTGCTCGGCGCGCTCCGGGCGCTGCGCGAAGGGCAGCAGCTTGAGCAGCTCGGCCCCAAGGGCGATCGCGGCGGCGGCGGGCAGTGGCATGGTGGGTGCTCCGGTGGTCTGTGATGGGCGGCGCTCGCGCTCGATGCGCTCCCATGCGGCATCGGCGGCGGCTTCCTCGGGCGTGCGCAGGGGGTCGACGTAGGGCGGCGCGGGCGGGGGCGCAGCAGGCGCGGGCTCCGGGGCAGGAGTCGGGGAGGAGACCGGAGGCGTTGCCCCGGCCTGCTGCGTTGTTGTCCCGGCGAGCTGGCCGCCGGCGGCGAGGTAGACGCGCTGGCAGTCCGCCATGGTGCGCGTCGGCTGGCCGTAGGGGCTGCCGGGCAGGCTCGCCCATTCCTTGCCGCACCGGGCCAGCGCGGCGGCAAGGTCGCCGCGCTCGACGTCCTGGGCGGCGCCACGGCGGGCGATGAGCCACTCGGCGGCGCGGTCCTGGTTTTCGGGCCCGAAGTCCGAGAGATTCAGCGCACGCTTGCAGTCGTCCCAGGTGCCGGCGAGAAACTGGTAGGCGCCGGCGGCGGAGGTCTTGCCCCAGGGGGTATCGAAGTACTGGCGCGGGTGGTCGGCGAAGGTGTCGAACAGCTTGGGGCGCGCGGCCAGGTGCCCGTACAGCGCCCGGTAGCCGTCGGCGTCGGCCGTGCCCTCGCACCAGCGGATGACGGCCAGGCAGGCGCGCAGGTTGGGGCTCATGCCGTCACCCGCTCCTCGTCCGGCGGATACGCATCCAGCCGCGCCGTGCGCAGCGCCACCGCGGCCCAAATCACCTGCGCCACGGGCTCGGGCACGGCGCAGACGGCGAGCGCCTCGCGGAACACGTCGTCGGCGGTGGCGCGGGTGTAGGCGGGCTGCTCCAGCATCCAGTCGTGCACGCAGGCGGCGCGCACGCCGGGCCAGCCGGTCATGCTCATGGCGGCCTGCGGGATGCTGGCGCCGTCGAACACGAAGCCGGCCGGCACGATGACGGCGCCGATGGTGTCGGACCAGTAGTGCAGCCCCTGCGTCAGCTCCATGATGGGGCGCGGGCCGGCATCGTCGACGATGCGGACGACCAGGTCGTTCAGGAACTCGCTCATGCGGCGTTCACCAGAAGAAGCGCAGCAGCCACAGCAGCGCCGGCCACAGCAGGACGACCGGCAGCGCGAAGGCGGCGGCGACGATGAAGAGCACGGCGATCACGGTGGCCCATGGCGGGTAACGGCGCAGGGTGGCGCCGACCCAGTCGCCGAAGCGGCTGCCGAGGCTCATGGCGCGGGCGGCAGCACGTTGGCGCCGCCGCTGTCGATCTGCGCGGCGGAGGGGTGGCGGCTGCCGTACTTGAGCTCGTCGGACTGCTCGCGGCTGCCGTAGGCCTTGACGCTGCCGATCCAGACGTAGGCGCCGCGGACGATGTCGCGCTCGACGGTGAGGGTTGAGCCGTCTGGCCAGTAGACGGTCGCCGTGCCGTCGGCGCGCACGTGGTCGACGAGCACCGGTTCGTAGGCGAGGCCGAGCATGATGTAGTCAACGCTGTTGCGGACCAGCGTGCGGCTGACGCCGCTGGCCTCGATGATCTCGAGCATGCCGGAGTCGTGGCGGACCACGCGCCGGTTGCCCATGTCGAGCAGCACCTCGGGCGACGGCGCGAAGGCGGGCGGCTGCGCCGGCGCGCCGATGCCGACGCCGGCGCCGGCGAGTGCTTCGATGGAGGTGGTGAGCTCGTCGAGCCTGCGGTCGATGCGGTCGAGGCGGTCGAGCACGGCGGCCAGGTCGGTCGGCATGGGTGGCTCCGGGGGGTTGCGTGCGCGCGGCCCGCGCGCGGGGGATTACCGTTCGTCGGATGATGCACGGATTCCGTTGCAATCGCACGGATTCCGTGTATTATTCAATTCATGGATGCGACGCATCCACCGCGCCTCGGGAACAGGGGCTGGAGCAGAAAATGATGAAATTCTGGCGAGGCCTGGAGCAGTGGGCAGACGCGCGCAGGACTTCTGAGCCGGTTGCGGAGGCGATCTGGTGGCTGGCAGAAACGCCCGAGGCCTGCCGAATGGCTCGCCGTGTACGAACGCGCGACCAAGAACGGCCTGATCGAAGGGCTGTCGTGGGGCGATGAAACGTTGCAATTAATTAAGTGACCGCTCACCCGAACGGCAGCCGGCGATCGCCCTCGCCGGCTCGCAATCCAGACCCGGGCGCGATCCGCGACGCCCGCGAGGCTGCCGGCTTGTCGCAGACAGCCGCTGCGGCGCTCATCTACTCGACGATGCGGACCTGGCAGGACTGGGAAGCCGGGGTGGCGCGCATGCACCCGGGCCTGTTCGAGCTTTTCCGCTTCAAGACGCGTTCCGCTTAGACGACGAGCATCAGCGCCACGAACGCGGCGGCCCACAGCGTGAGCGCGATCATCACGAGCTGCGGCCAGCGGGTGCGCCAGCCGGCGATTGCGGCGTAGGTGGCCAGCGCGACCAGGCTGCCGCTCAACACCAGGGCGCGCAGGGCGATCAGCACGGGCCAGGCGTGCCAGGGGTCGGCGAGCATGCCGGGGAACAGCCGCGCGCTGGCGTAGTAGACGGTTTGCAGCAGGTCGGCGCCCATCAGCAGCGCCAGCGCCAGCGGCAGGCCGTGATGGCTCAGCGTGGCTTCGCGCCGCGCCCACGCCGGCAGCAGCACGTCGCGCAGCAGCAGGAACAGCGCCAGGCCGGCGAGGTACACGAGCGGCGCGCCCAGGCCGATGAAGGCGGCCAGGCCGGTGTCGTCTTTACTCATCGCGGCGGCGCTCCCGCACGGCGTCCTCGGTGCGCTCGACCTCGGCCATGAACCGCTCGTAGACGGACTGCTGCTCGCTCACCAGCTGCTGCACCCGAGTGCGTGCCCACTCCCGCTTCCGGGGCAGGAACACCCGATCGAACAGCCAGTCGACGAACCGCATCAGCGCCGCCCATGGTTGGAGCGCGCGCCCGGACCGGCCGGGCACTGCAGGATCAGGTCGCGCAGGGCGCGCAGGGCTTCGGTCAGCTTCTCGAGCGCTTCGTTGTGCCGCTCCAGCTCGCCGATCCAGCGTGTCCGGTCGGCTTCGCGGTCCTGCCGGTGCCAGCGCCAGGTGACGACGAGGGCGGTCGCCTGCGCCACGTTGCCCAACAAGAGCGCAAGGACCGCCGCCGAGCGGTCGCTGGCCAGGGCTGCGATCAGGTTTTCCATGAGCGGCTGGCATACACGGCGGTCAGGCGTCGGCCGTGACGCGTTGGATGTTGGTGCCGTCGGCGAACACGATGGCGGTCTTGGCGGTGGCGATGGTCACACCCGTGCCGCTGGCGCCGATGATCTGGATGGACTGGCCACCGGTGGTGCCGTTCTTCACCACCCACATCCTCGGGGCCAGGCCGACGACGATGTCGCGGGTGGCGGTCAGGCTCACGGTACTGGTCACGTCGAGGATGTCGGCGGCGGCCTCGGCGCGGGTGAGCGTCTTGTTGGCGTCGCTGGTCATGGAGATGGCGCCGCGCGGGTTGACCACGGCCCCCCAGGCGCGTTCATCGGTCCAGGTGGTGATGGCGCCGCTGCTGGTGACGATGCTCCACAGCGGGATGTATCCGGCGGTCCAGCCGGTCGTGTTTAGGCGGATGCCGGAGGTGGTGCCGGTGCCCGTGGGGTCAAGTTCGACGTAGTTGGTGCTGTTGTTGGTGAGGCTCAGCGCCGCCTGGTTGGCGAGCGTGGTCACCACGCCGCCGACGAGCACGTTGCCGCCGTACATCTTCAGGGTCAGGCCGGTGGTCGTGACCCAGTCGACGCCGAGCACGGTGGCCGGGCTGGCGGCGTCGAGCAGCGCGTTGACCAGCGCTTCCTTGGCCGCCTGGCCGGAGGTCATCTGGAGCAAAAGGGTGGTGCTGTCGCTCATGGCTCAGGGGTCCGGGTGGGCCGCGACGGGCGGCGTGAAGTCGGTCAGGTAAACGGCGGTGCCCTTGGTGATGCGCAGGTCGTCGATCCAGCCGTCGAAGGCGTAGAAGCCCTGCACCTGGCCGATCTGGCACACGCTGCTCGCCGGGTCGTTGGTGGTGACGCCGCTCACGTCGACGGGGCTGCCCTGCTGCACGCCGTCGAGGAAGCGCATCAGGTTCGCGCCGCTGCGCACCAGCGCCACGTGATACCAGGTGCCGGTGCTGAGCGTGCTGCCGACGGCGGCGCCATAGGCGGTCGTGCCGCTGTAGACGGCGAACTGGATCTGCCCGGCGTTCAGGTACAGGGCCCAGGCGTAGTTGCTGTTGCTGGCGCTGCCGTTGGCGTAGCCGGCGATCGCGCGCAGGCTGGTGAGCGAATTGCCGCGCACCCAGCACTCGATGGTGAAGTCGCCGGCGCCGAAGGCGAAGTCGCTGGAGTTGGCGGCCTGCGCGTAGTCGCCGCTGCCGTCGAGCAGCAGCGAGGCGGTGCCGTATTTGTACTGCGCGGTATCGAGTTGCGCGTTGCCGCTGGCGGAGAAGGTGTGGCGGCCGGTGGAGTCGGTGAAGGTGGTTGCGGCATCCGAGCCATCGAAATGCAGCAGCGCCACGACCGTGCCCTGGTAGACGCGCGGGTTCTCCAGCGTGCGCTCGGCCCAGCGGCCGTTGCCGACGATGCTGCTCACCTGCGCCACGCGCCAGGTGATGGTGGCCGGCTCGTCCGAGCCGAAGTCCGCGAAACGGTTGGCGGCGCTGTAGTCCCAGTAGGTGGCGGCGGCGACGGTGGCCTCGCGCAGGGTGGCGCCGTCGGCTGGATCGATCACCTGGAGCACGTACTGCTCCGTGGTCTCGGTCATCGGCGTGTCGACGCCGGACAGCCAGGCCTGGTTGGAGCGGTTGCGGCGCGTCCAGGCGAAGCGCAGGCTGTTGTCGGCGAGCACGCCCACCCGCAGGTGCACCGGCGGCAACGGGCGCAGCGTGGCGCCGAAGAAGGTGTGCGCCACCGCCGGCGCGCTGGGCACGTTCTTGCCGGTGGTGACCGTGCGCCAGTTGGAGGTGCTGCCGATGTCGCTGCTGTTGCGGTTGACCGCGGCGAGGGCGTCTTCGTCCGGGATCAGCACGATCGGCTCGCCGGCGTAGTGGTCGGCTGCGGCGTAGTCGGTGCCGAGCACGCCGCGGATGATTCCGTCAAAGCGATAGACGTTGCCGGAAACCAGCGTCGCGGTCTGGTAGCGGATCAGCTCGCCGCCCACCCACGCCAGGCCGGAGCCGGCGAGCACCTGCGCGGCGCTGTATTCGTCGGGAGCGTCGCGCGGAATGTCGGCGGTGAAGGCGGAGCCGGCGTGCACGTTGATGGCGCTGGTGTAGTCCCAATCCGGCAGCGGGTCGACCACGGTGCCACCGAGGGACAGCACGGTGATCTCGCCGGCCTGCGCGAAGCTGGTGTCGGCGAGGTCGGAGGAGAAGACCACCGCGCCGGTCCAGCCGGTGTCGCTGTAGGTCCATCCGGCGACGTAGAGCACGGCGGCCAGGGCGTCGATGTCGCGCAGCGGCGGCACCTCGAACACCACCGGGAAGGTGCCCGGTGCCGGCAGCGGCAGGCTCGGCGGGTCGAGGCTTGGGGCGCCGTCGGAGACCTGGACGTAGACGCCGTCGTCGTCGTCCACGCTTTCCCACTCGATGAGGCCATCGTCCTCGCGCTTGGAGATGATGCGCTCGCGCACGGCCACGCCGTCGGCGCGCTCGGCGTAGAAGACGTCCCCGGGCTCCAGGCGCGCGTACTTCAGGGAGGTACTCCACTCGCGGCGGCTGCGGCCGGCCCAGCCCTCGGTCAGCAGCCGGGCGGCGCACTGCGCGGCCTCGGCGTCGGTCATCGCCAGCGGCAGTTGCAGGGTGATCTCCTCTTCGGAGAGCTCCTGGCCGCGCCGGGCGATCTGGTTGCCCAGCTGGTAGGCGTTGTCGACGTTCGAATAGACGACGTCCACGCGCTGCGGCAGCACCGGCGTGCGCTCGCGGGTCAACCGCTCGGGGGCGTCCTCGGCGGCCATGGCGTCGCGGGCGGCGCCGATGTCGGCGTACAGGACGGTGACGCTCGCGGTGCCGCCGCGCGGGCGGAAGGCGAGCTGGCCGTCGCTTTCCACGGCGTCGACGCCGTAGGCCGGCAGCAGCGGCTCGATGGCGGCGCGGCGGCTCATGCGCCGGTCGGCCCAGTAGCCGCGCACGAGGATGGTGGCCACGTCGGCGACGTCGAGATCCGCCGACTCCAGCACCGGGTCGCAGATCATGGTGATCACTTCGTCGAGCGTGCGGCCGGCCGTCGCCAGCAGCGGCGACATCGTCCACTCCTCGGTCTCGGTCAGGTAGACGCCGTGGCCGAGCGGGATGAAGTAGGTGTTGGCGCCCGGCTCCGGGTTCGGCACGGCGCCGGTGCGGGTGCCGAGCGCGGTGGTGGTGTAGTCGTCGTTGAGCTGCGCCTGCTTCATGTCGTAGGTGAGGCCGACGCTCGGGAAGTTGTAGGCGTAGACGAGCTCGTCGTTCCAGACGTAAAAGGCGCCGTTCCAGGCCTGGTCGTAGGCGCCGAGGGTCCAGCCGACGGCGGTGGAGTCGCCCAGCCGGTGCAACTTGCTGTCGGCGTTGGACCAGTAGAAGTAGACCTCGCGGTCGACTTCGTCCATGCCGATCCAGCCGGCGCCGCTGACGCCGACGGCGCCGAGGTCGGCGGTGTCGACGTGGTCGGTGATCGCCGCGCTCACGTAGGGGATCGTGTACGGCATCGGCTGGGCTTCGTTGGTGCCGGGGTCGCGCAGGCGGGCGTAGTTCGCCTGCTCCAGCGGGCCGTACACGTCGCCGGTGACGAACGCGAAGGTGCTGGAACGCAGGATGGGCGGCGAGGACGCGTCGTCGGCGCCAAAGAAGTACAGCGTGCCGCCGAGGCGGTCTTCGTTGTATTTGGCGTACATGCCCGCTTTGACGTAGGCGGAGGCGACGCTGGCGTCCTCGATGATCGGGTAGAAGAAAGCCGTGCTGCCGGAGATGGCGTCGCGGTCGTTCAGCGGCCGCACCAGCCAGCCGCCCCACACCACCAGCGTGCCCTGCGGCTGCTCGGTGGTGGCCGCCAGGCCGCCGACGTAGGCGCTGATGACGGCGTAGGCGATGTGCGGCATATTGACCGCGGGGAAGTGGTAGGACAGGCCGAAGGTGGCGTTGTAGTAGTACTGCTCGGCATTGCCCTTGACGGCGCCGACGTCGTCGCGGTGGCGCTGGATGACGATGGGCCCGAAGCGCGACGACATGAGGATCAGGTAGTCCGCGAGGTGCGCGCTCGTGGAGATGATCTCGCCGGTGGTCGCGGCGCGGCGGTAGGCGGTCCACGCCACCGCGCCCTCGACGCTCGGGCCGCCGGTGATCCATCCGGTCTGCAGGATCTGGGTGGAGTCGTCGCGGTCGTACTCCGAACTCTGCACGCCGTAGCCGATGCTGCTGATGCGGTTGGGCACTTCTTCGTCGCCGTATTCCAGCACCTCGCAGGTGATGGCGGGGATTCGGTTGCCCCACTGCGTGAGGTCGAGCAGCGAGAACGCCATGCCGGCGACGCCGCGGTAGCCCGGCACCGGCAGGCCGGATTCGGCCTGGATGATGGCGCTGGCGAGCTGCGTCTCCGAGCCGTACCACCATTCCACCTTCTCGAGGAAGGCGCCGGTGGCGAGCGCGGTGGCGACGTCGGTGATCTCGGAGCTGTAGACGAGTTTGTGATCGAACCACACGCGGCGGATGGCCTGGATGGGGCCAGCGCACACGGCGAGGGCGAAACTCTGCTCGTAGCGGTACTCGGTGACGTAGCCGCGCTTCGAAACCTGCTTGCGGTTCTCCCGCTCGTAGACGTCGCCCGCCCAGATGACCTGCGCGCCGAGCCGGGCGCCGCCGTAGATGCGCGGCAGCGGCGCGCCGTAGCTGGATTCGGTGATGCGGTATTCGGTGAGGCGGGGGCCGACCTGGTTGGTTTTGGGCGCGAACAGCGCGCCGCCGGCTACCGAGCCGAGGCTCCAGCCGATGGCGGCGCCGGCCGGGCCGCCGACCACGAAGCCGACCGCGGCGCCCACCGCGCCGAGCGCAAGCTGCGCCACGTCTAGGCCTCGATCCCGCGCAGGCGCCAGAAGCGCACAATGCGGCGCTGCCAGCGGTCGTCGAGCCGGTGCTCGGCCACGCGCTCGATGCCGGCCATGGCGTGGATGAGCGTGCGGCCGTGGGCGCCGTGCAGCGCGCAGACGGCCAGGTGCTGCGGGCGGCGGCCGATGACGCACTGGGCGATGGCGGCGGGCTCCCACTCGGCTACCTGAACGCAGAAGGCGGGCAGCAGGTTGCGCAGCAGCTCGAGGCTCGGCAGGCGCTCGTAGTGCAGCGCCGGCGGATGCGGCAGGCCGCAGTCGCGCGCCGCGGCGATGAGGAGCCCGGCGCAGTCCAGCCCGGTGCCGTCGCGGCCCTGGTGCCGGAACGGCGCGCCCACGTAGGCGCGGGCGGCGAGGATGAAGTCGGCGGCGGTGGTCATTGCGCGACCACGGGGGCGACCACGCGGTCGGTGCCCGGCAGGTCCGGGAAGCCGCGGAAGTTGACGATGTTGCTGAAGGCCTCGCAGGCGGTGCGGGTCTTGGCGCAGCCGGCGACGATGTCTGCCGTGTCGCCGACGGCGATGTCTGAGAACATCGGCAGGGCGAGCGTGATCTGGGCGCCGCCGCTGTTGGTGTGCACCTTGACTTCCATCGACCGGCCGGCGTTCTCGCCCGTGAGCCAGGTCACCAGGCCGTTGTCGTACAGCCCGGTGGCGGAGGCCAGCGCGCTGGCGGCGAACTGCGCCCGGTCGGTGACCGAGGTCACGGTCAGGCTGTCGGTGAAGTCGCCGACGTCGAGGCCGCAGCGGGTGTCGCAGAAGGCGGCATCGCACGAGGGCGTGAGCAGGCGCACGTACTGCGTGGCGAGGCGATCGGCGAGGCCCAGCACCTCGGCTGTGTAGCGCACGCCGTCGAAGCGCACCTGGCCGAGGTAGCCGCCGCCGCCGCCGACCGGGCGCGTGCCGAGCGAGAGATCAGACCATACGCACTCGCGGATGGTGATGCGGGCGCCGTCCCAGACGCCGGCGCGCAGGTCATCGACGGTGATGGATTCGGCGTCGAACACGGCTGAGAGCTCGGCCGAGCTGGGCGCGACGCCGGCGCGGGTTTCGGCGGCGGAGGTGTTGTAGCCGGCGGCGGCCGTGTAGGTGACGCCGGAGAGGGTGAGGTCGCGGTCGTGATCGGTGAAGCGGAAGACCTGGCTGTCGGTGCGCGTGATGGTCCACAGGCGCGCCAGCGTGGTGACGCTGCCCGCGAGGTGCGCGAGGTAGCCGGCGGAGAGCGTGAGCATCAGTCGCGCACCTCGACGAGCGGGATGGCGAGCGCCTGCATGAGGTACTCGCCGTTTGTCTGGCGGGTGATCATCTGGCGGTCGAGCTGGTCGGTGTCGAAGCGGGCGGGCACGTCGAAGGTGCCGCTCCAGGCGAGCGCTTCGTCCGGCTGCGGGTAGAGGTAGGCGGTGCCCCCGGTGATGGTGAGGCCGGTCGTGGCGGTGGCGATGGTCACCGTGGCGCTGCTGACGTTGGTGACCTCGTGGCTCAGGCCGTTGAGCGTGGCGGCGTCCGCGCCGCCGCAGCCGCTGATGTAGACGCGGTCGCCGATGGAGACGTTCGGCGAGAACGCGCTCGCCAGGTCCATGACGTGGTCCGAGCCGGGGGTATGGGTGGTGATGCTTTTGGACTGGTCGGCGACGAAGGTGACCACGCCGGTGGTGCTGTCGACGGCGGCCTCGCCGGCGCCGGCGCCGAGCGTGACCGGGCTGCCTCCGCGGGTGAGCGCGATGTCGCCGGAGACCGGCTTGCGGATCCAGCGGTCGTAGGACAGGGCCCCGGCGGTGTAGCGCTTGACGATCTGCATGGTGGGCATGCCGTAGCCGACGCCGGCCGTGCCGACGGCGTCGCCGTTGGCATCCAGCGGTTGCAGCAGCGGGCTGCCGCCGGCTGACGAGTGCGTGTAGTCGCCATAGTCCCGCACGCGGAAGGCGTGCGCCCTGCCCTGCATGGCGTAGAAGAACTCCTCGAGCGCGGCGAAGTCGGCGCCGGTGCGCACGGCGCTCGCGGCATCGGCGCGCCAGCGCATCTGGCTCCAGTTGATGTTGCGGCTTTCGGCGCCGGAACGCATGGCGATGATGCGGGTGGAGAACATCGGCCCGCAGGTCAGGCCGCGGGCGATGAGGTCCGGGAAGCGCGGGGTTTCGAGGAAGGACATGCTTAATCCTCGTTCAGCGCTGAAGCCGCGAAGGCGGCCAAGAGATAGGCTGGAAACGAAAACGCGAACGCGCCCCAGATTTTGAACAGGCCGCCTTCGCCTCCCCAGTCGATCAGCCCGGTCGAGGTTCCGAAGATGGCGAGCACGGCGTCGACGATGCCGACGAGGATGGGCGCCGCCATGAAAAACGACGCGGCACCGAAAATGAAGGCGACCAGGTACTTCATCAGTTGAGCCTGCTGTCGGCGATGGCGAGCTGGCGGGCGACCGTGGCGCCGATCTGCTGCGCGGTGGCGCCGCTCGTCGAGGCGGGGACGTTGACGTTGACGACGATGCTGCGGCCGGCCATCGCGGCCGTGCGGTTGGCGTCGAGGATCTGGCCGCTGGCGCGCGGGACGAAGAGCTCGGGGCCCTCTTCGCCGACGATGTAAGGGCGGCCGGAGTAGGCGGAGCCGCCGCCGGCCAGGCCGAAGGTTTTGATGAACCAGTTGCCGATGAAGTCGAGCGCGCCGCTGGATCCGCGGCCGCCGGCAAGGCTGGAGAACAGGCCCGAGGCGGCGCCGGCCAGCGGCTCGGTGACGAGCTTGCGGGTGCCGATGCGCAGCAGATCCTGCTCGATGCCGCGCAGGACGTCGCGCAGGCTGTCGCCCTTGACGATGGCGTCCTCGAAGGCGCTGGAAAAGGTGAGGCCGAGGTCGCGGGCGACGTCGTTGAGTTCCTCGACTTCCTCGACCACCTGCTGGGTGGTGCCGAGCATGTTTTCCACCAGCGCGCGGTACTGCTCGTCGTTCAGGCGGCCGGCCTCGCGGCGCATCTCCTGGAGCATGTCGAGGCGCTTGAGCTCGGTGCTGGTGAGCGCGCCGGTGAGCTCGGCGAGCTCATCGAGGATGGCGACGCGCTCGCGCTCGGCGCTGGCGTAGGCCTCGATCTCGGCCACGCCCTGGCGCTCGCGCTCGAGCTCGATGGCGCGGCGCAGGCTGCGCGCGTAGTCGTCCGTGGCTTCGCGCAGCTCGACCACGGCGCGGGCGCGCTTCTTTTCGCTCTCGCCGCTGGCGGTGAACGTGCCGACGCTGGGCGCGCCGCGGCCGCCGGTGTTGAATGAGGACTCCAGCTCGTCGGCGACGGCTTTGAGCTCGGCCGAGCGCACCTGCTGGCCGGTCTGCTGGGCCTGGCGGCCCAGCTCGCGCAGGGAGTCGACGATGTTGAAGGTGCGGATGCCGAAGGTGCTGCCGCGGCCGGCGCCGAGGATCTTGTCGAAGTCGAGCAGCGCGGCCTGCTGCAGAAAGCGGTTCAGGGCGGTGATGACGGGCCCGGAGAGTTCGCGCGCGAGGGAGCGCACGGAGTCCTGCAGGCGGACCAGGTTCTTGTTGTATTCGTCGGCGGCGCGCGCCTGCGCGGTGGTGACGGTGGCGGCGAGCGTGCCGGCCTGCGCCAGATCCTTGAGGAAGGAGAGGTACTGCGCGCCGCTGCGGCCGAGGACGGCCTGCACCACGGCAACCTTGTTGCCGTCGTCGGCGAACTGGTCCAGCGCCTTGGCGAGCGTCTGCAACTGCTCGGCCGCGCCGAGGGTCTTAAAGCTGGCAAGGTCGATGCCGATCTGCGCCAGCGCCTTGCCGGCGCCGCGGCTTTCGTCGTCGACGCCGGTGAGCGCGCGGCTGAGTTTCTGGCTGATGCCGGCGACGTCGTCCAAAGCGATGCCGGCGCCGCGCGCGACCGGCTCGATCTTGCTGAGTTCCTCGACGGCGATGCCGGTCTGCTCGCTGACGTCCTTGAACTGCGCCAGCCCGTCGGCGATGCCGTTAAAGGCCTGCACGATCTGCTGCAGGCCCACGCCGGCGGCGATGGTCTTGAGCGCGTTGCGGGCGGCCTTGAACGAGCTTTCGATCCGCCTGGCGTTGCGCTCGGACAGCTGCGCGGCGCGGTCGAAGCTCGTCTGCAAATTGGCGAGCTTGGCAACGATGTCGATCGTCAGGGTGGCGATGGCCACTATCGGTTCCTTTCGTCTTGCGCGTCGCGGATGGCCGCGAGCTGCGCGATCAGGATCTCGGGATCACGGATGCCGAAGATGTCGCACACCACCGGCAGCGCGGCCCAGTCGAGCCCGCGCATGAGGTTCCATGCCGTCACGGCGACGCGCGCCTCGGGCGGCGCGGGCACGGGGTCGAACGGGCTGGCGTTGGCGTCGAGCCAGGCCGTTACGCTTTTTTTTCGCGGTCGACCCGCTCGGCGTAGGCGTTGAAGGCTTCCACCTGGCGGCTGACGATCTCGGCCACGATGTCGAGCCGATCGGCCAGCCACTCGGCGCAGGCGTCGCGGTCGAACTCCAGCGGGTGCGGGTCGCCGCCGTTGACGATGTGGCCTTCGGTGACGCCTTCCCAGCCGATGACGTAGCGGCGCACGATCTCGCGCGGGTTGGGGCTGCCGCGGAAGTCCGCAAGGTCGCACTCCGCCGGGCGGCGCACGATGAACGTGACGCCGCCCGCCTCGACCTTGAGCTCGCGCGCCTTGAGGATGCGCTCGGAGAGCTTGCTCACCGGGTCAGCTCGAGTAGGTGGTGCTCGCTCCCGTGGCGCTGATGCTGACCGAGGTGGTCACGAGGCCCTGCGCGGTGCCGGTGGGGTTCAGGCCCGCCGAGCACTGGCCGTAGAACAGGAAGATCCGCCCGCCGGTGCCGGTGCCGAAGGTGAACTTGAAGGCGCGCTCGGCCTGGCTGTTGCTGGCGCTTTTCAGGGCCACGAGGCCGGCATCCGAGGGATCCCAGATGTTGTCGAAGGTGTAGCTGGTCGCCGCCGGCAGGCCATAGAGCACCGTGCGCTGGGTGTCGTGGATGGTGGTGGCGTCGATCTGATCGGGCTCGCCGCCGCCGGCGTTGACCGTGGTCATGGTGGCGATGCTGGTGCCGAAGGTGATTTTCTGCGCCGTGCCGCTGGTAAAGGCGGTGTAGTCGGTGCCGTCTTCGCCCTCGAGTTCGAAGGTGTTGCTGGTCTCGTTGTCGACGCGAAAGATGCGCTTGTTGACCTCGGTCATGCCGGAGGCGAGGATCAGCACGTAGTCGCCGCTGACGAATCCGTGCGAGGTGCTGGCGACCTCGAGCGTGCCGTCGGTGGCGATGGTGATTCCGGTGATGGTCTTGGTGGCGCCGATCGCGGACTGCATTGCGACGGCCACGTTTTTCCAGAGGATCGGCGTTGTCATGATGGTGGTGCTCCGAAGGAGAAAAACGCCCGACGCGGGCGAAGCGCTGCGCGGGGCGCAGAGTCAGGAATTGGGTGCCGGGGTGCGCCGTTGGCTGCCCGGCGCAGCCGCGACCGGAGGAGGCCGGTTTGGAAGCTGCAGCGCGAGGCGGCGCGCTGCCACGACGGCGCGCGTGTTTTCAGGTCTCGAACAGCACGACATCGATGGCGATGCCGTGGCACTTGGTCTCGTCGTCGTACAGGGCGCTGCGGGCGGCGTAGGGCTCGCCCTCGGCGTCGAGCGCGGCGACGATGGCGGCGGCTACGGCCTCCGCGGTGGCGCGGGTTTTGGCCCACGCCTGGATCTGGATCTGCGCGAAAGACGCCGCCACCGCGCCGTGGATGGTGGTGACCGGCTCGGTGCCGCTGCGGCTGTAGACGACCGCCGGCAGGGCATCGGGCTGCGGGATGATGTCCTGGTAGATGCGCTGGTCCACGAGGCCGGCCAGCGTGGTGTCGGCATCGAGGATGCGGTAGAGCTGCTGCTCGCCGGTCACGTCAGGCCCCCTTGCGGTTGAGTTTCTCGATCGCCGACAGGCTTTCGCGGAGGAAGCTGCGGATGGCTTCGTTGCCCTTGGCATTGGCGGCGGGGCCGAGGAACGGGCGGGCGGTCATCTTGCGGGTGCCGAACTCCAGGAAGCGCCAGTAGAAGGGGTCGTTGGGGTTGCGGCTGCTTGCCTTGCCGTAGCGGCGCGTGTCCGCCCTGCCCCGCAGCGGCTTGACGCCGACGAAGACGCCTTCGTCGCCGGCCTGGCGGGCGAACTTGCTGTTTCGGACGCTGATGCGGCGCTTGACCGTGCCGGGGCGGCGGAACGGCACGGGCGCCAGCATGACCGGCGTGCGGCTCTTGGCGTCGACGCTGATGACGCGCGCGGCCTTGCGCAGCGCCGCCCGGATGGCGCGGTTGCGGAGCTTTTGCGGCATGCCGCGCAGGGCGGCGAGCAGCTCGTCAACGCCTTCGAGCTTGAGCTCGATCTCGTCGGGCACGGCTCAGTTCTCCAGCAGCATGGCGCAGGTCCAGAAGCCGAGGACGAAGCCGCAGGCGGCGCCGGCAAGCAGCGCGGCGGCGATGAGCCAGGTCATCGGTAGTGCTCCGCCACCCACGGCGCGACCTTGTGCACGATGGGCTCCCAGGGATCCCACCTGCCGTGGAAGCACACGACGCGGGCATTGCGCGGGAGGTGGTTGCCCATCTTGCAGATGTCCTGGCTGTAGCTGTAGACGCCGTCTTCCGGGCCCCAGCTCGCTTCGCCGCTGCCGAGGATGTAGCTCATCCAGCCCTGGTCCGATCCGTAGCAGCGGGCGGCGTGCGCCTCGCGCGGACTGGTTGCGGGGTCGAAGCGCTCCCAGACCTGCGGCCGGCTGCCGGCGCGCAGCATGAACAGGCTGCCGTTGATCGGCCAGCGCGGGTCCGGGTTGCGCCAGGCGATGAAGTCTTCCGGCCGGTCGACCAGCGGCTCGAGCGGGCCGCAGATCACCGTGTCGAGGTCCATGCAGACGAAGCGCCTGCCGAGCACGGCGTCCATCTCCGGCGCGAAGACCTTGAGCCGGCGGTAGCAGCTCGGGCCGGTGCGGAAGCTGGGGTTGGCGAGCTCCGCGTGATCGCTCCACAGCGGCACGATCTCGATGCCGGGGTCGATGCCGGCCGGTTTGTCGGTGACGCAGATGAAGCGGTGCGGCTGCTGGTAGTGCCGCGCCACCATGCTGCGCAGGGTGTTGACGGTCGAGGCCGGATACGTGCTGCGGTAGCCGTGCCGGGGCTGCCACTTGAAGCAGACAAAGCTGATCACGGATGCGGCCAGTCCTGGTACAGCTGCCGGCGGGCGGCGAGCTCTTCGCGGAACACGGCGACGCAGTGATCCGGCTCCCACCAGTACAGCCGGTCGACCACCCACGCGAGCGGCGTTGCCACGGCGCGGGCGGCGCGGCCGCCGTGTGTTTTCCAGCGCCCGAGCAGGCCGCTCACTGTTTCACGTGGACGCGCGTCCCAGAAGAAGACGACGGCGCAGGTCATCATGTTGAGGCTCACGTAGAGCACGAAACCGCGGCGGGCGACGCGGCGGAGAAGGCGCCGGCCTGCGCTTCCGCGAACATGGCGTCCCAGATCTGGATCCAGCGGTACGGGCTGCGGAAGATCGGCCCCTCGTTGCACCGGCCCGGACTCGGCCACGGCCAGGCGAGGCTGGTTTCGAGCAGCGTCCATTGGTCTCCGTCTTGCAGGATGTCGAGCGCGCACCACCGGGTGCCGATGGCCTCGAAGATTTGGTCGGCGTAGGCGAGCAGGCTGTCGAGCCCGGGCGTGCGCTCGTCGGCGGGCTCGACGTTGCCGGTCTGTGCCACCGGCCGGTCCGGGTAGCAGTAGCGTTTGAACACCGCCCGCGCGCGGCCGATGGCGTTGACGCGCCAGGTGACCGTGTGCGGGATGAAGCGTTGCAGCAGGGCATAGCCGCGCTGCGTGGTCTTGGGCGCCTTTTCGGCGCCGTGGCTCACCGGCACGCCGGGGCCGAAGAGCGCCCGCAGGTGCGCCTCGGCCTCGGCCCGGTTGGCGAGGATGCGGACGTTGACGGAGCTTGCGCCGACGTCGGCTTTGCTCACCAGCGGGTAGTCCGCCTGCGCGGCCAGCGCGAGCGCGGGCTCCAGCTCGGTGAAGCGCCAGGTGGCCGGCATCCACCGGGCCCAGCGGCGGAACTGCTCGGACTTGCTCTCGTAGACCTCCACCTGCGCGGCGTCCTGCACCATGGGCACGTGGGCGCTCATGGCGGGCCAGTCCTGCGACTGGTTGACCGGCAGGATGCGCCAGTCCGCGTGCGGGCGGATGAATCCGAGGCTGCCGGGCGGACTTGCGCGGACCTCTACGCCGC